TTGTGTCAGGTCCAATCAAGTAAGGCTTAGCTGGCTCATCATTAAAGGCACCCTTTAGAGCCTCTCCTGCCTGCTCTGCATTAGGATCAATATTAATGTGTACAGCCTCAGATACACCATCAGGTAGTACACTAGGGTTAACTGTAAGAGGGAACTTATTGTTACCGAATAGTACGTCAATAATCTGACCGTATGCAGCCAGTGTCTTGGTCTTAGTTACCTTAACAAACACGCGAGACTTTTCTGTGTCTGTGAACTGTACATCAGGTCCGTACAAACCTCTGTAGTTGCGATAAGCGCGTAACCAGCGCTCCTCATCTCCGCGTCTAGCATCTTCAGAGCGACCAAAGCGCTCCTCAACAAAAGAGACTACACTAGGCTTAGATTCAAAGAAACTCTCAGAACCATCCTCTGCTGCTGTAACTTCATCTGTTTCGAATGAGAGTTCATCCATGTCTTGTGGCATTTGAGGTATCCTTAATAGCCGAATCTTGAGTCTGCTGCTTGAAAGCCAGTACGCTGCTTAGCGGGATCATAATCCCATATAGAACTTCTTGGTCTAGTCATGATGCCATAGCGAAGAGCGTCATATAGGTGGTCTTCTGCATGTGTATCAACATCCTCTGGGTTCTTCTTGTCTAGAGGAATAGAAGGCACTTGTGCGATAGTGTTTGTACACGAAGCCATAAACACCATGCGAGGCTTTTCTGTAAACTCATCTATCTGTAGCCTGCGGTGTATTTCGTTCTTACCAGAAACACGAGAGCCTCTAGAGCGATCTGAAGGTCGCCACCTGCAACCCTTCATGTTCATCTGTTCTGCTAGGCTAGGACCTGTATCACCCCTGTTGTGCCAGAGAGAGGAGTCCAATACACCGTAACGTATAGTACCATCTTCTGATTCTGCATCCAGTACCATATCAGCTAGATCAGTAGCAGTCACCTTGGAGCAATACATCTCACGATACACAATAAGCTGCTCATCAGGAGCAACAGCAAACCAGAGAACCCCTGAGTACGAGCCGTATCCATAGTCGCAGGCTCTAAACTTAGTCCAACTAGAAGGTACTTTAAAGTCATCAACTACATGTATCTTTCTGTTAAACTCAGGGAAAGCTGCACCCTCGTTAACATCCCAGTTACCCTCTAGCAGCTGCTTACGCTGGTGTTCAGGTAGAGAGAGTAGCATGGCTTCATAGTCGCCGCTCTCAGCAAGGTAAGGGTTGTCAAACAGGCTAGCAGGAATGAACTTGCGCTTAAACAGAGGCTGGCCTGCTTTACTGTGGCCTGCAGGGAACTTAATAGTTTCCCCTGTCTCAATGTTTGTAGCCCAGAAAGACTGATTAGAGGGTGAAGGATCAATAAACGTCTTCTTAACCCACGAATGCCCAGCGCCACCAGGGTTAGTTGTAGCTCGCATATACAAACCCAACTCCTTAGAGTGAGCACTACGTAAGCGAGAACGCATATAGTCCCATGCATAAGGGGAGGACCACTGTGTAAGTTCGTCAAACCCTAGCCAGTTAAAAGCCTGACCTTGATAGCGTGTAACGTCTGTATCCTTATCTAGGTAGGACATCCAGAGCCTACCGCCTTGAGGTGTAGTCCACTGTGACTTACGCTCTGACCACTTAATACCAGGCACAGCCTTAGGGTATAGCTCTTGGCTCTTCTGTATAAGTTCACGAAGCTCTTCAGTAGTGTGACGTACAAGCAACCCAGAGAAGTTAGGGTTATTCAAACCGTGCAGAGGGTCAGCAAGCATCGCATAGGATTTACCACCACCTGCGGAACCGCCGTATAGAACCTCTCGCTCTGATGCAGATAGAAACTCTGACTGAGGGCCAGGGTTAGGCTTAAACACAATATCCTGTGCTTCTTCTACGTCAAACGGCTCTGCTTTTACTTGGGCAGGTACTGTCTCAGCTGTCTCCGCTTTCGACTGTGTAGTAGCCTGTGCTTTGCTTTTCGAGCCTCTCGATTTCCTTGAGGGCTTTTTCGAGCCGCCTGGTAAGCTGGCGTTTAATTGTAACTGCTTTCTTACGTCGTCGCTCAATGTCTACTCTTTTCTTTAAGCCCATCGCAGTAATGCTGCGGCCTGTTTGGGTAGTTAACCAAGCAGCTACCTCACGGTAACTATACTGTTTTAAGTGTTTCTTTGCTAGCTCTAATGCCTCTAGTTCATCTACTACAGGTAATAGTATACTAGTATTTTCTTCAGACTGAGTGTAACCAAAAGGTATCTGACGTCTAGTTACCATTACTATAGGGTGCCAAACTCGCTTCTCACCCTTCGCTGGCATAGGTAGTTGCCAGAACCCTAGATCCCTACTGTAGTCAAACTTAGGCACACTGTTACTCGTTTACGCCCTCTTTAGGTGGAAGATAAAAGATACCGCCACCAGAGGAGCTAACATCTACTTTGTCTACTTTACCAAGTCCTGCGCGGTCTAGCAAGTCTTTTGCAGCAGCCATCTTCTCTTTAATGCCTAATTCAGTAGGGTCAGAGAGTGCATTCACAAGAGCCATTACAGCTTTAGGTGCTGTGCGTGAGAAGTGAGTGCGTGTAGCATCCGCTATCTCATCCTTTAGGTTGTTAACAATAGTACGTGTAGGTGTGTTATCACTGTAGCCTGCAAGCTGCTTAGCACGTACAACATCCCCGTTAGCCTCATCAAAGAGTACTTCTAGGAAGAGTTGTTGTTTTTCTGTTAAGGTCTTGTTAGCCATTATCGTGTTCCTCAGAGGGGATTGTCTACCAGAGAGTCATACGCTTTCCATATGTCATCAATCTCTGTTTCTAGTGTATCTAGTGTGTTATCTAAATTATCTGTAACAGTTGTAGCTTTATCTACTTGGCTACGAAGGTCAAGCAATACTTTCTGCTGTTCTAGTATCTGTGTCATGTTAGTAGACAGCTGTGCTAGTTTAGTATTCAAGCCACGCACATCATTATCCTGAATAGCCTGCTCTAGTGTTTGAATGCGAGAGGTAAGCTGCGCAGCTTTTGCATTGAATGACTCACTATTCTCCGCAACAGCAGCAATACCCGCCTCTACACCGTAAAACCTCTGCAGTGTATCATAAGACCACCACACACCACCTGCAACAGATGAAAGAACAGGAAGTGCAACAGCAACCATCCAGCCCTTAATGTTGTAACCACCTATGCTAAAACCTACGTCCATCACTTTGTTGGGTACCCACCGTACTCGTTGATGTACTCACCTGCGCCAAAGATGTCCGCAGCAGTCTTCATGTCCTGTGATAAGTAACCCTGAAAGCCCGTACCAAACCCTGAGTCACCCCAAGTAATTACAAACTCATCAATAGACTGTGTGTAGGTGATAGCTGTGTAGCTACCTACCATATAGTTACCCTGTGCAGCGTAATTATCTACAGTAGCAGTTAGTTCTGCATTATTAGCCGCAGCCATAAAGGCACCAGCCTGTTGTGCATACTCTTCTACTGCAGCAACAGCATCATTATACGTATTTGCTTCCTCTGCGTCTAGGCTATATGCGTCTGTCTGAAGCATACTTTGTAGCTCTACCTGCTCAGGCTTGGTGTCAGCCTCAGATGCAACTGCAGCCACCTCTACAGCAGCCATAACTATGGATGTAGCTGCATTCAGGTTATCAACTGCAATGCTTAGGCTATTCATAGCCGCTGCATGTTCCTGCATGAATAGCTGTTCAGCTGTCTGCGCTACAGCGTAGTCATGGTTTAGGACCATATCCTTGGCACTGAGGTAGTTGCTTAACTCTTCTGGAGTGATAACACCCTCATTCAGAGAGTTATCCTCAATAACGCCACCAATAGCGGCATAACCTACAGCACCAACTGTTAAAGTGTTACCCTTACGGATGCGAGCCTGGATGTCGCTAATAGAATCAAGTAAGGCATCAATCTTTTCCTGCCCTGTTAGCTCGTAGTTAGTCTCTGCGCTTGCTACTGCGGAAACGCTCACTAAGGCTGAGCTTAGGAGTAGAGTCCTGTACAAGTTCTTCATCCGTGTCTTCCTCTCCTACCCTAAGAAGGGCGTCCCAAAAGTCTTTCTCTAGTTTATAACCCACAATAAAAAGCTCTGGGCTATCTCTGTACTTGTTAATAGCTGCTCTCCCCATAAGCAACTTACCTGTTTTACTGTCGTTGATAGGGCATGGTGTATTTGCTAGCATCATACTGCGAAACACAGAAGGATCTTGGCATAATACAGAAATAGCAGAAACCTGTAATCCTAAACCGCCTACCTGCTGAGGTGCACCTAGAAGTCTTGCATTCTTTCTGCGGTTACAGGAGTCATCCTGCTCCATACCGCCACTGGATAGTCCTACTACAGATATTTGTATCCCTGCAGTCTTAGGTATCAAACAGGAGTCATTACCACCGCCACCCATCATAGTAGGTGCTATCGCACTCATTACAGGCGCTGGACTACCTGCACCCGTAGCATTGTAGTTATTGGTAACAGTCTCATCAGTATTGTTGCTATCAACAGTAGAATTGTCATAACCACTAGAGAAGTCACCAGTAACATCACCTGCTATTACAGGTGTCAGCCACAGTGTCAGCGTACTCAGGGTCCATACACAGAAGCTTAAGAGCGGCTTCTTCTTGCCCGATACTGTATAAGGTTTGTGCATTTAAGTTCCGCTGACATTTAGCATCGCCTATTCTACAGGATGCAGTATATACTGTTGTATTAGTAGCGCATCCTGTAGTTATACTCGTAAGTAAGCAGAAAGCAATAGCTTTAGTAGCCGCGTAGTACGCGCTGTTTGAGTTCACCACGTGTTAGACCCATATCTCTAAGCTGATAGTCAGTCATATTGTTAAGAAGATAGTAGTCTACCCTACGCTGTCTTCCTTCGATGATCTTAAGTACAATGTTAGCTACCCAAGCTTTTAGTTTCTCTAGCATGTCGTATTCCTATGTGTGTGTATGTTTATGCTGCACTGCAGCGCTACACATAGTTATACTCAAAGCTTTTAGATATTGTACTTACAAGTACGCATACCCGCTACCCTACAGGTGCAAACGTCTCTGTTACAGTAAGAATAGTATCAACATGAGCGGCTGTGCTGGGTGTAATCTGAATACGGTCACCTGGCTGTAACACAATCTCAATGTCAGCAAAGGTTACATACTCATCTGCACCCAAGTTCTTACCCTGCAGGAAGTGTGATGTATAGTCATCCTCTTTTACATACCACTCTACTTCAATATCAGTGTTACCTGAAGTATTGATGATATGAATGAAGGATATCTCAGCTACACAATTAGGAGGACATGTATACACATTCTCTGTAGTTGTACCTGTATTGTGACCATATACAGATTTCCTACGAGCAGGTCTACCCTGATGTGTAAGAGCTACCATTACTCAGCAGCCTTCTTTTTAGTAGGAGCCTTCTTAACAGCCTTAACCTTAGGTGCAGGAACACCCTTAGCGGTAATCTCATTGATACGAGGGTCTTTACACCAAGCCTGACCAAAGCGATCCTCACCAGCACAAGAATTGCCCAGCGCATCAGTTACCTGACCCTGAGCGTCTACTGTAAGGCCGATCTTCTCTAGCTCAGCTTTCCACTGTTCGTAGTACTTCATATTCTATTTGCCTCTATACTTAGCTGTCTTCTTAGCAATCTTCTTGGGTTGGGCTACATGCTGCTTACCCGCCTTAGTACCTTTACGCTTAGCACGGCTTGTAGCAGCGTATTCTGCATCACTGAGAGCATCTCTAGCCTTCTTAGGTAGGTAACGCTCTCCTGTGGCCTTCTTGCCTTGTGTGGAGGGTTTACCAGACTTGGTACCCCACTTTTCTTTAGTCCACTTCTTGAGAGACTTCTGGGGAGCCTTCATTTGTAACCCCCACCATTCTCTTTGTATTTCTTAGCTAGCATTTGCGCCTTACGTGCAGACCACTGCCCTGCCTTACCACCCTTAGTACCTGCTTTGATACTCTCAAAGAGACGCTTACGCATGGCTGGCTTAGTGTAGTTACCTGCTTCGTTAACCTTAGATTTAGTCTTCTTCTTAGGAGCGCTGGGCATTAGGTACTCTCTCCTATCTTAATACACCCACCTTTTACATGAAATGCGTAGGAACTAAAGGCGTTTACTGCAGACTGAACTACAACACCACAAGCCTCTTCAGTAAGTAGTAACTCACCTGGCCTAGCAGAGATGCTACACGTCTGTGTAGAAGCAGTAGTACAAATTAGTATAGTTGCTAGCCACATATTACCACTTAGCCTTATCAGCCCAGTAAGCCGCAGAGAGCTTACCCTTTTTGATGTTCTTAGCATGTCTAGCCTTAAAGCTAGCACGTTTCTTCTTCATAGCATCAGACTCACCCGCCTTAGGCTTACCTGCAGTCTTAGCACCCTGCTCACCAAAGCGGATAGTCTTAATAGTGTCACCCTCCTTAGCAACAACTACGTGTGACTTCTTAGGGTGATTAGGTGTGCGCTTTGGCTTGTTGTAGCCAGAAACACCAACACGATCTAGTCTAGGATCCTTTGACACTATTCTTAGCCTCACTACTCTTGTTCTTGCTGTAGGCCTGTCCACCGTAGAAAGCAGCTACAATAGCAGCTACAGATACAAAGTATACAGATGCCATACTGCCCAGTACATTAGCTGCTTCACTTAAGCCCAGCGCTACAGCTAGTACTACAGCGAAAGGGTAAAGAAGCATACCAAACAAAGCAAACCATGCCATGTTGCGCTGGGCGTCTTCCTTCTTGTCCTCATTCTCAAAGCGTACTTTACGCTCATAGAGTTCAATCTCTTCATTAGTGATAACCCCATCGCCGTCACTATCAGCCTCAGCCCATATGGAGTTATCATCTAGCTTTGTCATAACGTCTTACTTAGTACGCTTCTGTCCAGGCTTCATAGAAGCACCACAGCTTACCATGCCGCCCTTAGCGTAGCCTGACTTCTTCTTAGCCATACCACCCTTAGACATAGCTTTCTTAGCAGCCTTGCCCATGCATTTACCTGCAGCACTACACTGCTTAGGGGTAGGACAGTCTTCACACATCTTAAAGTTAGGCATATATTGTTTCTTTCCTGTAGGACGCTAGCGCTTACCAGCTTTTGCATTACGAGGGATACTACGGTTAGTCTTCTTAGATACTACACGTAGGTTCTTCTTTGAGTTATCCTTGGGGTTACCGTTCTTGTGATCAACATCCTTGCCATCACCCTTACGTACCTTACCAGCCTTAGCCATAGCACTACGAGCAGAGTTACGTGATGCACGTTTCTTCTTCTGCTCAGCTGTACCTTGGTAGTTACTGTATTCTTTCTTGTAGTTACGCATTACGGAGTCTATCCTCTATTTCCCAGGTACGCTCTCTGTCAGGCTCAAAGACGTCCTTACGGTGTAGCATACCCTCAAGATACATAGCACGTTCAATACGGTCTAGGGAGTACAACTCACCTGTGTCGTTTTGTATAGCAGCACGTGCATAAAACACATCAGACATAGGGATGTGTACTCTTAGCTGCGCATCAGGGTTACCACTAAGTAACACCTCATAAAAGTGCTCTAATACAGCATCAGATGCGTGTAGTTTTACCTTCTTAGGCATAGTTGTCAACACAATTCTATCAAGTACAAGGGGGATTATGTAGTGTTAGTACAGAGAGCTTACTGGGGAGGAGCAGATGTCACCGCAAAGTCATTACGACTTATAGGGAGTTTAACTCAATCTGTACTAACACTACAGGTAGTAACTACATTTATGTACAAACGGGGAGAGGAGGAACCCTGTACGTAGCTACTATAGGAACAGTACACTATAACTTACAACATGTAAATAGCTAACTACTGTATAGTTAAACTATATTGTTACAACATTTCCTATGTCCACTACCTTATATGTAACAACACTCTTTTATGTTAACTACTTTCTTATGTTTTAACTATCTTTTATGTAATTACTTAATAGTTTAACTATAGGCTGCTACTGCTACGCAGTTATAACCATAAAGAGACCTCTCACAACCCCTAAAATGCACTGTAACATAAAAAGTGAACAGAATGTACTACTATTGTAACATTTGTAACACTTCGTGAGTAGCATAGGATCCCTATCTTAGGGTACCTTGGCATGTGGTCCATAGGGGTGCCCCTCCAGGCTAGCCTATAAAAGCACTACATAAGGCCAGTTTGGTATACATAATAGGTCCAGATGCAAAAAACCACTTCTGTGTAGATGTACATGTACGTATAACGTGGCACCCCCGTGTGGCCCACGCACCCCGCCAAACAAAAGAGGGCAAAACCCTTATTTTTATGGGGAAAACAGTCATTCAAGGCGTATTTGTGCGCTCATGATCATGCAATGCCCTAGAAACAGTCATGTAAGCCATTGAAAACACTGCATTTCATGAGTGACTAAAGATCACCCTTTCGGCATGTATCAAAAAAACCACTACCCCTATGCAGGATAGTGCACAAAACCACACTAGGGATGCATAAAAGTGCACACATGCCAAACGCTGCAGAAAAGCACATATGAAAAGCTCATGTGCACATATGCACAACATTAATAGAATAACAGTTACAACACATAACAGTTACAACACATAACAGTTACAACACATAACAGTTACAACACATAACAGTTACAACAC